CCCAACGAATGATAGAAACATCATCATCGGATAAGAAATCACCAGCTTCCATGCGTTCTAAAGCTAGTTCTAGGCGTTCTTCTTGCTGTTGCATAGCAACAAATTCTTCGTGGTTCATATTTACTCCTTTTCTCACTGCGACATTGCAGTAGTTACATATTAAGCATACTAAAACACTATGTCAATACCCTTTGCAAAATATATTTTTTAGACTATACTGGGCTTAATTATGAAATTAACTGACTCACAAATTGTAGACCTTTTAGGTGGCACAACTGCTGTTGCCAAGCTATGCAAAGTAAGCCCACCAGCCGTTGCCCAATGGAAAACCAAGGGCATACCATACGACAAAATGGTATTTTTAGGTGCTGAACTGGAGCAAAAAAGCTGTGGCTTGATGAGCAGAAAAAATATGTTTCCAAAGGTTTACAAGTTTATTTGGCCAGAGCTAGAATAGTATGGGTAAGGCTAGCAGAGGATTCTGCGAAAAGCTGATTAGTCACCAGTCTGCCTACCATTTTTTAACGACTACCTTTTGACCGAGGATACAATATGTTGGAATTCCCACCGCAAGACGGCATAGAAGTCTATGCTGGTTGCTTAGGCAAAATTTGTTTTAAATCTAATGGCGATTTAGCTTTTGACCAAGAAGAAAAAATAGTTTCTTTGACCATAGGCCAATTTAGAAGTGTTGTAAAAAATGCCAATCAGTTAATAGCTCAAGCAGAAGCAAACATGGCTGAAGTAGCCTTGAGAAAGGCTGAAAATGAAGCTAATTCCTAAAAACTGGGACAATTTCCAGCACTACAAACATCGCTCCCCACCTTGGATAAAACTCCACAAAAACTTGCTTGATGACATGGCATATCAACGCTTGCCTGTTGCTAGCAAAGCTCTAGCACCGATGCTTTGGTTGCTAGCAAGTGAATCGCATGACGGAGTTATCCACAGGACACCTGAAGAAATAGCGTTCAGGCTCAGAATGACCGAAAAAGAGGTCGTTAGTGCTATTAAACCTTTGATTGATAACGGCTTTTTTATTGAAGATAGCAATATGCTAGCAGAACGCTTGCAAGTTGCTACTACAGAGACAGAGAAGAGACAGAGTAGAGTAGAGACAGAGAAAGAGACAGAGACACCTAGCGGTGTTGCTGAGTCTGTTTTTAAAGACTACTTAGAAGTTCGCAAAACCAAAAAAGCCAAATGGTCTGAAACTGCTCTTAAAGGTTTAATCCGAGAATCTGAAAAGGCTGGTATTTCACTACAAGATGCTATGGAACTCTGCTGTGCTAGAGGTTGGGTTGGTTTCAAAGCTGAATGGATTAAAGACCAACAGCCTACAAGCAACGACAAAGCTTGGATGTTTAGCGATGCTGGTATTGTTGCCAAAGCTTCAGAATTAGGCATACATAGCATTGGCCTTTCATACAAAGAACTAAAAGACAAATGCTTGCTGATAATGGCTAAGAGGGCTATGCAATGAAATATCACATATTTGACGAAAACAACGACAGAATGCGTATTGTCAGCAGCCTTTGGGAAGCTAAACACATCACAAGTTTGCGTGATGGCTGGACTTTTATCAGAGTTAAAGCACCTAAGATTGTTTACGAGGATGCACCTTTCTAATGGAGAAATTAAATGAGTTGGCTCTTTTCGCAGGTGCTGGTGGAGGAATACTTGGGGGACATTTGCTCGGATGGCGAACAATCTGTGCCGTTGAATGGGAACAATATCCAGCTTGCGTACTTGCTGCCAGACAAAATGACGGATTATTACCGCCCTTCCCAATTTGGGATGATGTTCAAACCTTTGACGGAAGACCTTGGCAAGGAATTGTTGATGTCGTTTCAGGCGGATTTCCGTGCCAAGACATCTCCGCTGCTGGAAAAGGAGTCGGAATTGACGGAGAACGCTCAGGAATGTGGCGAGAGATGGCAAGGATTATTGGCGAGGTACGACCAAGATACGCATTCATTGAAAACAGTCCAATGCTCGTTAATAGAGGACTCGGAACAGTCCTTGCAGACTTGGCCAAATTGGGGTTTGATGCGGAATGGGGAGTGCTGGGAGCAGCCGATGTTGGTGCTAAACACCAGCGAGATAGAATTTGGATTGTTGCCAGACAACGAGAACTTTTTTCACACGCCTACAACAGGGACTTCAGGGGGGAGCAACAGTCGGAAAGCTCTAGCCAAACGCCAAGAGAAAGCGGTCATGTGGCCAACGCCAACAACTCCGTCAGGGGGTGGGAACGCTGGGGGGTCTGGAGCGACAAGAACAGCGAAAGCAAATGGGACTTACATTCCATCTTCAATCAACCCGAACCTATACGAATGGCTGATGGGGTGGCCGCTAGGGTGGACAGACTTAAAGCCGTTGGAAACGGACAAGTTCCACAAGTGGCTGGAATTGCATGGAAACTCTTAAATGAACGACTTGCTAACAGGAAATACGGATGAAGAACACAGACACCAATGCGAAGTCAGGCAACTCATCAAATGGCGTCAAGAGTGGGGTTTGCAAAGATTTCAAAGATATTTGGAAACTTATGGATTTAGTAACCGAATTGCAAAACTCAGAACGGACATTGCCGACCAATGGGCAAAAGGTAACAGAGGAAAAAAAGGAGAATGGCGATGAAAGATATTGACCCAAACGCTTGTATAGACTTTATATTTGAAAAAGCACCTGAATTTGCCAAGGCAAAAGCGGTATTAGCTGACTTAGAAAACGCCAAAAGCTCAATCAAAGCAGACTTGATGAAAGCCAGTAATGAAACTACCATTGCTGGTCAGGAGCGTGAAGCATACTCAAGCCCACAATACAAACAACATTGCAAAGCCATTGGCATAGCTACCCACGAAGTAGAAATGCTCAAGCTGCACATAAAATGTGCTGAATTACGCTGGGAAACATGGCGAACACAGCAAGCCAACGACAGACAATTTGACAAAATGATAAGGAATAACTGATGAACGAAACTCTCAACAGGGCGATTAACTTTGCCGTTAAAAACACCAAATACATTGATTTTGCTGAAACATTGCTAGAAATCAAACGAACAACTAGGGCATACGAAGAAGCAACCCTCAAAAAAGATTGGGATGGTGCATACGATATCAGCATAGCGTTGGTAGACCTAACGCATGACCTAGAAGATATTGCTCGTCAGATGCTAAATGACCAAAAGTGAAAAAGAACACTACTCCAAAGTCGCAAGACTTGGATGTATCCTATGCTATCACTTGGGCCACCGAGGGACGGAGTGCGAAATCCACCACATTAGACGATTTGGCGGTAAAAGAGCTAATGCACCAGTTATCGGACTTTGCCCTGAACACCACCGAGGAAATACAGGTGTTCATGGTCTTGGAGCAAAAGGGTTTGAAAAACATCATCAAATTGGACAAGAAGATTTGTTAGAACTTACTGAAAAGCTGCTAAATTGCTAATTCTTAACCTACCCCTACCCCCATCTGTCAATACATACTGGCGAGCTAATGGCAAAAGACGATTTATTTCCAAAGAAGGTATGCTTTTTAGGGAAAATGTCATTGACTACTGCATTGAGAATAAAGTGCCTAGTTTTGGCGATAAACGCCTACAGTTTCAAGTTACCCTATACCCTAGGGATAAGCGTATCCAAGACATAGATAATCGCATCAAAGCCCTTTTTGACGCATTAGAAGGTTGGGCTTATGATTCTGATTCACAGATAGATGTTTTGATAGTACAAAGAGGTGAAATCCGCAAAGGCGGTGGCTGCCTAGTAATGATTGATGAAATAAATGAACCACGACAAGACCAGCGGTGACAGAACCTTGCAAGAATGCTCAAACTGTAAATTACGAAAACCAAAAGAATTTGGCCGTTATGTACCTTTTAACCAAGGTATGAATCAAAAATGGGTATGTGGCTATTGCTACGAGAAAAGAAACAGGCGATAATGGTCTTACGAGAGTGATATTTGGGGAAATCCGATGAAAGTACCCACCTTTTTTGGAGATGCTATGAAAGAGTGTGCTTTATTTACCCTAACGCTGTTGCATAGTGCGACCAATGCACACTTGATGCACTTCAAAACTCGCTCTTTCTCAGAGCACATGGCTTTGGGTACTTATTACGATGAAATCGTAGACCTAGTGGACAGCTTAGTTGAAAGCTATCAAGGCAAATACGGCATAGTTGAAGACTATCCGAATGTTTACCATTCACCAAAAGACCCACTCAAATACTTTGAATCTTTGCAACGCTTTGTGGCTGATGCTCGCCAAGACTTGCCACAAGACTCAGAATTGCAGAACATCATTGACGAAATCGCTGATTTAATCAATACAACCACCTATAAACTTAAATTTTTGGGGTAATCATGCCTTTAGATAAATCAGGTAGCAAAGAATCAGTCGGCAAGAACATTAAAGCCGAAATGAAAGCTGGCAAGCCAAAGAAGCAAGCGGTAGCCATTGCCCTAAATGTAGAGCGTGACAACGCAAAAGGTAGCCGTAAAGCCAAACTAGAAGAAGCGTATGGCCGTTTTCTAGGAGAGCGTGATGAGTGACGGCTTGTACGCCAACATTCACGCTAAAAGGGCTAGGATTAAGGCTGGTTCAGGTGAGCGTATGAAGAAAGCTGGCGAAGAAGGCAGACCGTCAGCCAAAGACTTCAAAGAATCTGCCAAGACTGCAAAGCCTACACGCAGAGAAACCATTGAATCTAAAATGAAGGATATGTGATGTTTACTAAAGAAAAAATCAAACCAAAAGATTCATTGCTGCAACCGCACAAAGAATCAACCCTTGAAAAGAACGAAGCTAAACGAATTGCTCGTAGAGAGATGCTAAATAAGCAATTTAATAAGGTTGTTAAAGATAAGTTTTAACGATACAATTAAGTTATCTAACTACTTGGATGACTTATGCAAATCACAGAAGTTGCAGTTGAAGCGTTAATCCCTTACGCTAAGAACTCAAGAACTCACGATGATGCACAGGTGGCACAAATTGCTGCCAGCATTAAAGAATTTGGGTGGACAAACCCTATTCTTGTTGATGGAGATAAAGGCATTATTGCTGGTCATGGCCGTTTAATGGCTGCTCGCAAACTTGGGCTTACAAAAGTCCCAGTCATTGAGCTAAAAGATATGACCGAAGCCCAAAAGAAAGC